ACCGCCACCAAGGTGGTCGTCAACTTCATCAACGGTGTGTCTCGGAACCTCCCGAAGATCATCGACTCGGGCGTCAAGCTGATTCTCAGCTTCATTAACGGCGTCACCAAGGCGATCGACTCCCACGCCGAGGAACTCGGTAGGGCTGGTGGCCGACTGGCCGTCGCGATCGTCAAGGGTATGGCCAAGGGCATCATGGCCGGCATCGGCGAGATCAAGAACGCCGCTGTTAGCGTGGCCAAGTCCGCCCTGGACGGTGCCAAGAGCTTCCTGGGGATTCACTCTCCCTCGAAGGAGTTCGAGAAGGTCGGTAACTACGTCAACGACGGTTTCCGCAAGGGCCTCGATGGCAACAAGAAGCAGGTCTACGACGCGTTCGACGACCTGAAGAAGATGCTGAAGGATCTCTCCAAGAGTTCCAAGGCGTCGTCTTCGGAGCGCAAGAAGGCTGCCGCTGCGTACAACGAACTGACCAAGAAGCTGAACGACGAGAAGTCGGCGATCGGCAAATTGGCAGACAAGTACGACGTCCTCACGGACAAGATCAAGACCGCGGACGAGGCGTACAAGAACGCGATCAAGACCCGCGACGACTACCGCAAGCAGATCACGGACAAGTACTCCGACATGGCCAGCCCCACTGGGGATATTTCGGTCGACGAGTACACGAAGAACCTCAAGAAGCAGGTCGAAGACACCAAGGTGTTCTCGAACACGCTTCAGAGGCTGCGGAAGCTCGGCCTCAACGACGAGACGTACAAGGACCTGCTCGAACAGGGTGTGAGTGCGCTTCCGTTCGTCGAGAACCTCCTCAAGGAGGGCAAGCCGGCTATCGACGAGATCAACAAGCTCGGCAAGGAACTGGACCAGGCAGGTGCGGCGCTCGGTAAGACGGCGTCGGACAACCTGTAAGAGGCTGCTGTCAACTCGGCCAAGGGCTTGCTCGACGGCCTGAAGGCACAGCAGAAGGCCATCGAGAAGGTGATGGACGCCATCGCCGACAAGATGGTCAAGTCCATCAAGGCCAAGCTCAAGATCAAGTCCCCGTCGCGGGTGTTCATGGAGATCGGCGACTTCACCGGTAAGGGCCTCGCCAAGGGCCTGGACGGAACGGCCAAGATCGTTGCCAAGTCGGCGTCCGACGTCGGCGATGGTGCGATCGACTCCGTCCGCAAGTCCATATCCGGGTTCTCCGACCTCATCACGAGCGACATGGCTACCAAGCCCGTCATCACTCCGGTGCTGGATCTGTCCGGTGTCCGCAAGGAAGCCGCTCAGATGGGCAAGCTGCTGCCCGACCAGGGCATATCGCTCGACGCTGCATACGCCAAGGCCAAGTTCGTTCGCGACTCGCTCGCGACGCAGAGGGCCGCGGCTGCACAGGCGGATCTCGAAAGTCAGTCGGGAACCGTCAACTACACCCAGATCAACAACTCACCCAAGGCTCTGACTCCGGCGGAGATCTACCGCCAGACGAAGAACCAACTCTCCACCGTGAAGGGAGCTCTGTCGACTAGTGCTTCAACTGGTTGAGGTTCGAACCCGACAGGGCGACCTGCTGAGCCTGCCCCTCGATGACGATAGCTCGGGTTTCCGGACTGTCGAAGTCGAGGGGCTTGGCCCCGTGAAAGCGACGCTCGTTTCGTCGAGCTTCGCCAACATGGACGGCGAGGAGTACCAGTCGGCCCGGCGCGAACCCCGGAACCTGAAGCTGAAGATTGAGCTGGACCCGAACCCGGAAACCGATGACACGGTGTACGGGCTTCGGAAGACGCTCTACAAGTTCTTCATGCCCAAGGCCGAGGTCACGTTCCGGTTCTACATGTCGGACGGCCTGGAAGTGGACATCGTGGGACGCGTGGAGACATGCGAACCCGAACTGTTCACCCAGGAACCCACGATGGATATTTCGGTGATGTGCTTCAAGCCGGCGTTCTATGAGCTCACCCCCGAGCTCGTCCCGGGGACGACGACCGCCGGCGATATCCCGATCTCCATCGACTACGTGGGCACCATCGAGACGGGCATCCAGCTCACTCTCAACGTGGACCGTGCTCTCCCGCAGTTCAGCGTCTATCACACCCCTCCTGACGGGGACCTGAGGACGATGGACTTCGACAACTACCCCTTGGTTGCGGGTGACGTGCTGACCATCAGTACCGTCCGCGGAGCCAAGGGGGCCACCCTCACAAGGGCGGGCGTCACCTCCTCCGTCCTGTACGGCATCTCGCCTCAGTCCAACTGGATCGAGCTGCAGCCGGGTCCGAACACGATCCTCGTACAGGCGGAGGGGGCTGACATCCCGCTGGCCATCCAGTACACCAACCTGCATGGAGGTCTGTGATGGAGGCGTACGTCCTTGACGCGCTCCTCCGTCGCGTCGCCGTCATCGATCAGTTCGAGTCACTCATCTGGACCGAGAGGTTCGCCGCGTTTGGCGATTTCCAGATGGACATCGAATCGACGCCGGCCACGAGGACCTTGCTGTCCCTGGGCACTCTGCTGGCCATGAACGAGTCATACCGAGTCATGATGGTGGAAACCGTCGAAGATGAGGTCGATTCGGATGGCCGGCGGATGCTCTCGGTCAAGGGGCGGTCTATCGAAGCCCTGTTGCTGGACCGGGTTGCGAAGAACTCCACGGCGGATCTGACAACGTCGCCAAAATGGGAGCTCACCAACCCGCCGGCAACGGTGGCACGGCAGATCTTCCACGATATTTGTGTCACGGGGATTCTCGACCCGAACGACGTCATCCCCTTCATCCACGAAGGGTCGTTCCTGCCCCCGGACACTGTCGCGGAACCGATCGACCCGATCACGATCGAGCTGGACCCCACAACGGTCTACGACGCCATCGAGGACCTCTGCAACGTCTGGAGCATGGGCTTCAGGCTGCTCAGGAACTTCGACGCGTCCGAGCTCTGGTTCGATATTTACATGGGCAGCGACCGTACAACTGCCCAGACCACGCTGGCGCCGGTCATCTTCACGACCTCCCTGGACAACCTCCAGGACACCAAGGAACTGAAGACGATCGACAAGGCCAAGAACGTCGCGTACGTCTACTCTCCGGCTGGATTCCTCAAGGTCTATGCCGTTGGGGCGGACGAGACGGTCACGGGGTTCGAGCGCCACGTACTCGTCGTCAATGCTACGGACATCACGTCCGAGACCACCGATATTCCAGGAGCACTGCTCCAAAGGGGAACGGCGGAACTGGCCAAGAACCGTGTGAGCCAGAGCCTCGACGGCGAGATCGCTCAGAACAGCCAGTACAAGTACGGCGTGCACTACAACCTCGGCGACATCGTCGAGATGCGCACGGACAACTCGACCAACAACATGCGGGTGACCGAGCAAATCTTCGTGTCTGACCGGGAGGGCGAGCGGGCATATCCGACGCTGTCCCTCAACACCTTCATCACGACGGGTTCGTGGCTGTCCTGGCTCAACAACAAGCAGTGGATCGAGCTCACCACCGAAGAATGGATCGACCAACCGTAGGGAGGTAACAGATGCCGATCGGCGATCAGGCAACAGCCGCCGGCTATCCGCTGGTCCCGGAAAGCGGCGAAGAGGGACGCGTCCGCTGGGGTGCCCAGGAGATCAACCGGACACGGGACTTCATCGCCGCGGTCAAGGCGCTCATCCCTGTCGGTAAGTCGGGGTTCCGCTCCGCGGCTGGCATCACGTCGGGCACGACCGATCCCAACCCGGCAACGGGTGCTGACGGAGACATCTACTTCAAGATCATCCCATAGGAGTTGCCGTGACTGACTACACACGGAGTACTGGTAGCTCCGGCACAATGATGATCCGTGATGTGGGCAACGGCATCTCAGGTAACATCGAGTTTTGGCTGAACTCGAACAACTCCACAACATGGAGCGATCATCTTCCATGGGGTTGGACGTTTAATGGGACATCTGGGTCTGGTACATACAACTACCAACCAGGAGCTGGTTGGCGAAAGTTGGGTACCGGTACGATCACATATTCGCAATATGTGACATTTCGTCTTGGCGCTACAGGAACGAGTGGTTTCGGCGGACCAACAACTTTTACGGTATGGATTCCTCGAGCCACCGTTCCTCCGGCGCCAACCCCAGTGTTCTTTTCAAATCTTACCTCGACCAGTGTGACAGCACAGTTTCAAAATCAAGGAAATGGTGGAGCTCCGTTCACCGATTTCCATCTAGCATATGGAACAAATCCAAATACGGATCCATATATCAGTTCTACTGGAACGTCGCATCTCAGTGGTTTGACTCCAGGCACAACGTATTATTTCTGGGCCCGAAGTGTCAACACCATCGGCGCAGGTCCTTGGAGTGCTCGTACTCAAATCACCACGTTGGATGTTCCTGCAGCACCGAGCATGCCCGTCTTGTCGAATATACAACCAACTTCCGTGGATGTTTCATGGACTCCGAACGGGGATGGTGGAAGTCCATTTACCGGATTCCAAGTCGGATATTCTACAAACTCCTCCACACAAGACACAATCGTCGCAGCAACGTCGCCAAAGACGATATTTGGTCTTACTCCGGGCATTACATACTATTTCTGGGTGCGGGCTCAGAATGCGGTTGGTTTTGGCCCATGGTCTGCTGTGGCGAGTACGCAGACTATTGCAGGTGCTAGAATCAACGTAGCTGGTGTGTGGAAGATCGCGATTCCATATGTACGAACTGGGGGAATCTGGAAACAAGCAGTACCCTGGGCCAAGAACGCTGGTGAATGGAAGGAGACTGGGTGATGCTTGGTGGTCTTACCGCTAATGATTTAACCACTGGCGTCATTGCGGGTATAGCAGTTCTCCTTGTCTTGTTTGGCCTTCTTGTACCGCGTCGAACTTTGAATGACAAAGTCAAAGAAGCCGACAAATGGTACGAGGCTTATAAAAC